TACAGGGTTAACACAGTTCATTGTACCGCATGAACCCTCTGACTCTTCCTTAGTCTATCAATGTACCAATCACAGCGGTATGGTCGGTAACATAACAATAGTATAATTTAACCAGCCAAAAGGCTAAAACACTATAGGAGACTTGAACATGGCTATGAAGAAAAAAGGTTACTCAAAAGGTGGCGCTGTCACTAAGAAAAAAGAAGGCGGCAAGCTTACAAAGGCTCAAGAAGCCGCAAGACGTAAGAAGCAACTTATAGCTCGTCAAAACTCTATGGTTGAAGCTAGAGAAGGAAAGGCGGGGTCAACCCCATCTGAAAAAAATAACGCCTCCAAAGAACGCATGAGCAAAATGTTTGGAATGAAGCTCAAAGCTGGCGGCAAAGTAGCCAAGAAGAAGGCTGGTGGCGTTATGAAGAAAAAAGGCATGGCTAAAGGTGGTGTCGTTAAGAAGATGGGTGGCGGCTCCATGAAGAAAAAAGGTATGGCTAAAGGCGGTGCCGTTACCAAGAAGATGGGCGGCGGTTCTATGAAGAAGAAGGGTTACTCAAAGGGCGGTGTCGTTAAAAAGATGGGCGGCGGTTCTATGAGAAAAAAAGGCATGGCTAAAGGTGGCGTTGCTAGAGGAAGTGGCGCGGCCCGTCCTCAAAGATTCACACGTAACGGATAGAAAGGTTCAATTGAACTTAAATGGCTTTCTTACAAGGAAACATACCACACTTTAAATGTTGGGTTCGTCGTGAGTATACGGTCAATCATGAGCGTTACCACGGCGAGTTTCTTCACGCTATGGCTATAGCTGTCACAACAATGCCTAATAGGTGCCTTAGCTTTCAGGTTATCTTCACGGGCAGTGAAACTGACGATACAGATGAAGATAATGTACATGGTGGAGCTATGTGGGCTAGAATGCCCATATCTGCATTAGTGGCAGATGAATCTTTTGAGGAATGGCCCGAATGCATGGCGGTTCATGAAGTTCAGCCTTGGGACTGTCCATCACACACTCATTCTGTGTACACGTTAGATAGGGCTACTCCATGCCCTTGGATGGCTAAAATTGCTGGAGAATTTTTTCCCGCAAAGTATATGTTTACCGTAGATTATACAGATACAGATGTAGCTGATGATCCAGCGCAGCACAAACAGGCGCATGTAATGCAGTTGCTAGATGCGGGTGAGTGGACGGGCAATATAGTAGCACTACCAAACAACAGGGTGCGGGTAACGCATCCAGCTTGGTTCGAAACTGGTGAGGGCGCTCCTGACTTCAAGCCCTCGCAGCATGTACATTACTCAAAGTCTGATTTAGACTATACCTTAGATGTCACGCAGATATTTGACAATTTATACAATGAGGCTGAGTGATGAATTATACAGAACTTACAGCAGCTATAAAAAACTACACTGAAAATGAAGAGACAACATTTGTTTCTTTAATACCCACATTTGTAAAGCAAGCAGAGCAGCGTATTTTCAGGACCGTTACAATACCTGAAGTTAGAGCAAACAGCACTGGAAGCTTAACTAAAGGAAATCAGTATGTGCAAAGGCCGTCTGACTTTCTTGCTGTTGCATCGTTGGCAATTGTTGACCCATCTTCATCTGCATATAGTTACTTACTAGATAAAGATGTTAATTTTATAAGAGAGGGCTTTCCAGTAGCCTCTACTGAAGCCAAGCCTCTATATTATGCACAGTTTGATGGAGATGCTATAGCTGCGGGTACTCACGGTCACTTTATTGTAGGCCCAACTCCAGACGCAAACTACGTTGTTGAGCTTCATTATTATTATGAGCCACCGTCTATAGTATCTACTGCAACATCTTGGCTTGGTGACAATGCAGACTCTGTTCTTCTGTATGGTTCGCTTGTTGAAGCTTATACCTTTATGAAGGGTGAGGCTGACATAATGAAAGATTACAAAGAAAGATACGAAGCTTCCTTGAAGCAACTTTCTACAATTGATGCCTTCAGCAAAAGAGACAGCTACAGAGATGGTGAGCCTAGATGAACAATATGCCGTTTAATATGTCTGTTGGCAGCGTTGAGGTTAAAACAACAAATAGCAGAGGCTTTACTGCTGAAGAGACCGCAGAGATGTGTACTGATAAGATTGTGAATGTATCTCAAAACGCTCCACCCGCCATTAAAGATCAAGCACTAGCTTACAAAAATGAAGTAAATTCTGTTATAGTTACCTACATGAAACAGGCTATTAAAAGTGACAGAACTACTGTATATAATGCAATCAAAGACGCTGGGCACCCCAAGCTAGCTGAATATATAAGGAATATGTGAATGTCATTCTCAGGCAACTTCATGGCTACTTCTTTCAAAGCAGAAATTTTGAAAGGAGTACATAACTTCACCGCAGCATCTAATGTGTTCAAGCTAGCTTTATACACTAACGCTGGCGCAGCATTTAATGCTGGTACTACAGCGTATCGCCAGCTTAATGAAGTCACGGGTACAAATTACTCTCAAAAAGGCAACTTTATAACCACAATAACTCCTACAAGCAGTGGAACAACAGCTTTTGTAGACATGAATGATGTTGTGTTTACTAATGTTACCATCTCTGCGGTTAGGGGGGCGGTAATCTACAATGAGGCTACAACGGTTTCTGGTTCTGTTGACGGGGCCGTTTGTGTTTTAGACTTTGGTTCAGATAAGGCTGCAAGCTCTGGAGATTTTACAGTTGTAATGCCAACTGGCAATGCTTCTAACGCGATTATTCGCATAGCCTAAAAGAGGTAATGCCTCATGCCTAATATATACTCTGGCTGGGGTCGAGACTCTTGGGGGCAGATTTCTTGGAATGATCTATCTGATCATGTTCAGTTTGGCGGTTGGGGTCGATCTACTTGGAACTCTAGTACTTGGGGGTCAGCAGATTGTTTGCCGACCCTTAATGTTTCTGTAGGTTCAGTAACAACTGAAGTTAGAATAAATGCTGCTGGTGTTAATGCAACGGGAGCTGTTGGATCAACAACTCAAAATATTTCTACTAGCCTTGTTGTAACTGGTGTTGTTGGAACATCTGAACTCGCTACCATTGTAATTGATTCAGATGGAAACATACCCGCGCTAGGCTTAAACTCTATAGGTTCTGTTGGTTCAGTTTCTATAGTTTCAGAATCCAGTATATTCCAAAATGGGATTGCAGCTACTGGAGAGGTGGGAAGCGCAACCACAAGATTCGGAAGGGTTGTTAATCTAACTGGAGTTTCGTCTACAGGAGCCGCTGGTAGCGTAACTGTAAATGAATCTTCCGCTATACCTACGTCTGGTGTTTCTGGATCAACGGCTTTGGGAAGCGTAACTCTAGTATATAGTAACGCAGACGTTGGCGGTGTATCTGCAAGCGGTCTTTCTGGATCAACCACAGTATCATCAAATAGCAATTTAAACGTAGCTGGCGTATCAGCGACTGCACCAGCCCCATCAGCGAGTACCAAGAGCGGAGTTGATCAAAGCGTAGTTGGCGTATCTGGAAGCTCTGCTGTTGGGTCCGTTACCTTAAATCAAGGAGCTAGCGTCACACTTACTGGACTACAGGCATATGTATATGTTGGTGGAGTGGTGGTCTGGAGCAGAATAGTTCCAATTGATAACTCTAGTTGGTCTGGCTTGTCACCTAGCACATCAAATTCTTGGAGCGCAGTTAACTCATCTAACAATTTAAGTTGGTCATCTATATCCCCATCTTCTTCTGAAGATTGGTCTGATATAAATCCTTCCTCTACAGTGAACTGGATAAAGATTGCATCTTAACCTTTATCACGGTATTAATCTGGCAGCAAAAGGTTCAATTGAACCAAAGTTAAGTCTAAAGTTTGTTGGGAAATTATATGGCTAGTGTTTATACAAATGATCTAAGGCTTGAAGAAATAGGAACTGGAGAGCAATCTGGCTCTTGGGGAACTACAACAAACCGAAACTTAGACCTAATAGCTGAAGCCTTTAGTCTCGGAACAGAGGTTATCAACACCAATGCGAACTCTCACTCTACTAGTATAGCTGATGGTCAGACCTCACAGGGTCGTTCAATTTATCTGAAGTACACTGGTGCATTGGATTCAAATTGTACTATTACTTTAGGCCCAAGCAGCATAAGTAAAATGTGGTTTATACAAAACTCAACAACAGACAGTGGGTCATCAGGCCCATATAGTATTATTATAAACCAAGGTTCGACCACTGGTAGTGGAGCAAAAATAACCATACCAAACGGTCAAGTAAAGGCTGTGCATACAGATGGCGCTTTAGATAATGGCGCTGTTACAGATGCATTCACAGGTCTGAGCGTCCCAAGCTTGTTTGTAGCAGGTTCTGCACCCGCAGGTATTGGTGATGTTTTAGCATTAAGCATAGCGTTAGGATAAGATATGGCTAATACCTTTAAGAGCTACATGGTTAGAGGTCAGGGTACATCTGAAGCTCTGGTTGTAACTGTAGCATCAGGCACACAGACTGTAGCGGTTGGAATCAACTTAGCAAACTTGTTGTCTACACAGATCACTGCAAGTGTTTATATTGAGCGTGGTGGATCAAATGTAGATTACTACATTGTGAAAGACGCGCCCATCCCTGCACAGAGTGCCTTGTCTGCACTAGACGGTAAGGTCATACTGATGGCGGCAGATAAGCTGTATGTTAAGTCTAATACCAACAGCAGCTTAGACGCTATCCTATCTGTGCTTGAAATTACTTAAACTGGAGAAACCTAATGGCTGGATATATTGGCGCTAAATCTTCAGGAATTATCTCAGGTATTGATGCTTCCATTGCTGAACTTAACCTAACAGATAAAGCGGCGGCTAACGGTGTAACCGAAGCGAATAAAGTCCTCACGGCAGATGCTAACAAAGACGTTACAGCCATTCGCAACCTTGCTGCTACTGGGGCTATAACTGCTGGCGGTGCTATAACTGCTACGGGAGCATCGGTAGGCGCACTTGCTAGAGGTGCCATACAAACAGGTAACGCATCAGGTGTAGCTGCACCTTTATCTAAAGGAGCAGCGGGTACTGTTTTAACCGCTGGTGCTAACGATCTTAGCTGGGTAGCAGCATCTGCTGGCGGTGAAGCGACATTTACAGCGACAGGTGCTATTTCAGCGGGAAACCCTGTTGGGTTTATTGCAAACGGCACCATTTCTGCTATGCCACAAAGTGCTGGGGCTGCTGCCGCACTTGGTAGTGGCGCTTTTAGCACTACTGGAGGCCGTCAGCCTATGGCTTACGATACTGCTAATAATAAATATTTACATGTTTTTTCTGGTACAAATGAAAAACTATTTGCGCGCGTTGGTACAATAAGCAGCTTGGGTATTACCTATGGAACGGCGGTTGACTCAGGAACAACTTTAAATGCTTATGCGAGGACCCGTGGAGAACTTCATCTAGTATATGATGATAATGCTGGCAAATTTGTAGTATCATACTGCCAGACCGATGGTAAGGGGTATGCTCGTACTGTAACCATTAGTGGCACTACCCCCAGCTTTGGCGCGGAAATTAATGTTTTCAACGGAACTACATACCACACTGAAGTGGGTTATGACTCGAACGCAAATAAAGTTTTGTTCTTAAACTGCGGAAACCAAGATTCTATTCGTGGACGGGTTGGCACAATAAGCGGCACTAGTATTTCGCTTGGTTCAGAAAGTAATCTTAGTGGAACTGGATTATATCCAGTTCCGGGGTCTCTGACATTTGATTCTAACGTAAACAAGTTTGTATTTGTGTATGGTACAGCTAGTGCTGCGCGTCCGTATAATGCGCGTACAATGACCATCAGCGGTACAAGTGTGTCGGCAGGATCAGAGGTCGCTTTAGCATCAAGCGGGGATAACAATTTAACACCTACTGTTGTATTTGACCCATCCATCAACAAATCAGTCGCTTTATTTCAGGAAAACGGAAATAAATTTAGACTACTGACAGTAAGCGGAACAAATCTTACTCTAGGCACAACAACTACTATTCCTTTGACCACCACTGCTGTACAAGGCATTAATGGTAATATGTTTAGTGCCTGTGTAGACCCAGACACTGATGGAATTGTGTTATGCTATACTACGGGAGACCCCGCCGTAGTAACGAGAATTACACCAGCTAAATTTAATGGTGTTAATATGACGCTCGGTGTCGAAATTCTTGTTAGCCAGACTAAAAGACAAAATGGCATAATATATGACCCTGACTCAGATGCCACTATTGTGTCTACATGTGACTCAGCTCAAGTTTTTAAAGTGAGCGCTAGGCCAAAATATGTCGGCGTGGCGGCTGAAAGTATTTCCAATGGCGCAACGGGTAAAGTTACGATTATTGGGGGCGTTAATGCCAATCAAAGTAGTTTGTCCGCTGGAACACAGTATGGAATACCGGCAACTTCAGCCTCGTTAGTTGCAACGGATTTTGAGCCAGTTGGCATAGCTATTAGTTCAACTAAAA